AGGAATGATACATACGGTCTTACTGCAGACCAGCGAACCATAGTGGATGATTGGAACAAATCGTGTAGAAACGCAAAAGAAAAAATGACTTATGAAGAATTTGCATCAACACTCAGAAAGTAAAAAAACAGGGAGGTATAGTCAATGAATACAGTTTATAACGCTAATGGAGCTCAGATTGATTCCATTAAAGAATACGACATAGCCGCTGCAACAGCAGTAGCAGTAGGACAGGTAGTAAAATTAACAGCAGGCCTAGTTGTTTTAGCAGCCGCAGGTGAAACCGGAGCAATCCTAGGAGTAGCTGCAGAACCTCACGCAGGCTCAGCGGATGCACTTAACCCAAGAGCAAACGGAACAAGAATAAAGGTATGTGATGCTCCAACGGCAATATTTGAATGCCCGGCACCACAGATAACCGCTACAGCAGGTAGTACCACAACTTTTGTAGCAAGCACAATAGCAGCCGGAGTGGATGCGGATTTTGCAGGCGGTAAGATGAAACTTATCAAAAAGGGAGCATCTTCTGTTATCACAGATGCAATAGGAACTGTTTACCCTATCACAGGTTCAACAGCAGCAACAGGCACTCTCACAACTACAGCAACAATTGCTGGTGGATGTACTGCCGGAGATATATTCGCAGTATTCCCTCCAATCGGATTCCAGAAGGGTAACCTTGATTCAGGAATATCGAAACTTATCCTGAGTGCAACAGCAGCAATTCCTTTCATGGTATCATCTTGTTCTGAAACTGATAGAAACATGATTCAGTTTACAGCAGCATTGCACCAGTTAGGAAACAAAAGAGCTTAATAAAATAAAAATTTAGGAGTGATATTATGCCCAGCAATATCAATAGTGCATGGAAGAATGACCTTTTTCCATTAATCCAGAAATCATTTGATTATAACTACGAAACATTCGTAAATATATTTAAGCAGGTAATGTCCGAGGAAGATTCCAAGTCAATCGACTACAGAATGGCAGGAATGGGCGGTTATGGAGAATTGCCGAATTATGATGGAGCGAACCTTGCACAGCTTAACAACAAAAGAGGATTCGTTACTATCTTAACTCCACAGGAAAAGGGAGCTGCCATAGACCTGCAGATTCGTTATAAAAACGTAGACAAGTCAGGCGAGGCAAAGAAAATCGGTAAAAGAGCCGCACTCTCAACTTCAATGACTGTTTACCTTGCTTGTCTCAGATTATTTGGTAGAGCTTACAATGCAAACTACATAGGTGGAGACGGAAAATCATGGGCCGCTACAGACCATCCAGTAGCATCCAAAGGTGATGCAAACGGAGTTTCAATCGTAGATGCAGATTCCGGCACATTCTCAAACCTTGTTACAAGCAGATTGAGTGTTGCAGCATTGACCGCAGCTCAGACCGCAGCAAACAGGTTCCTCACACCAGATGGCTTGCCTTTCATGTGTGATTTCAACAACAATGGAATACTTCTGGTCTCCCCAGAATTAGAGCCAAAAGCAAAAGAAATATGTGGAGCAGATGCAAAACTTCTCCCTGAATCAAGCGAGAATGGAGCTAACCCGGTAGCAGGATTGAAGTATGTAGTTGTCGGAGGTGGAAACGATGGATTCGCAGCTTCACAATGGGCCATAGCAGACAATAACCTTCTCCCAGAAATTGCCAAAATAGTGTATGTGGAAAGGCCTACAGTTCTGGAAACAAACTTAGACAATCCTTTGATAGCTAGATATGTTCCATATACAGATTTCTCCGTAGGGTTTGGGGATGCAAGACCAATCATATTCTCAAACGGAACAACCGCATAACAATAGGGGCTTAAATGCCCCTTATTTCATACAAAGGAGGATTATAAATGCCTAAAAATGTTCAAAAGGGTTCAAACTATAAATATGGAATTAACTTAGACATTAATGGTGATGGTGGCCTAGGTGATGAAAAGTTCATACCGGGTTCCAGAAGCATTGTTGCGTTTCCGACATTTGTTGCCGCTGATGTAGCAAAGATATTTTTCACAGCTCCATATCCTTGTAAAATCGTGAGGGCCTATGAAAGACATACAACAGTAGCGGGACAGGCTGGAACGCTCACACTTGAAAAAGTGCCAAGTGGTACAGCTCCCGGTTCAGGAACAGCAGCAATGGCTACAACCGTAGACTTGACCGCTGCAATAAACACGAACCAGACAATCACAGCGTTGACAACTGCAGCAGCAATTTTAGCAGCAGGAGATTCAATCGCATTGAAGGTAGCATCCGGGGCGGCAACTTCACTAGCAGGAGCCTCATTAACCGCAGTTATTGAGTGGTTATAAAATAGGGAGGGCTTAAATGCTCTCCTTTTTTTTAAGAATAAATTAGAATACAAGGAGGAAATACAATGAACATAAATGAATCACCATACGAATCGGTTAGTGATATGACACAAACTGTAACAGTAGCAGCTACATTGAACTTGAATTGCGGATGTGCAGTAATTCATAATGTTGGACCAGACAAATTATATTTTAGTGGGGCAGGACCAGCAACAGTAAACAGTCCTGAACTTGCATCCGGAGAAAAGACATTCCCACGCACAGGTTTATTATATGTTTTAAGTGACGGAACATCAGTTTTAAAAGTCGAATTTTTAGATGCTATAAGCTAAGGGGGTATATTTATGAGTATAAAATTTGATACTTCTGCAGCGAATCACGAAACATTGGAAAACATTATTCAGGAACAGTACAAGGTTTATGGCTGTTTTTGGAACAAAGGCTCAAGCCCAACATTAACAAGAATGCAGGACGCAAGGGGCGCAGTAGCAAACGCAGGAGTTGATGCAGTAAAAGCCTACAACGAATTTGATTTAACGCCGTTGTTTAAAGACTTTACGGAGGTTGCTGACAGCTACGGCAATGTGTTTGTAAGAATTCCTAAGATGTATATTGAAAAGGTTGATGCAAGTGGCTACAAATCAAGACAGATAAGCAGAAAGCCATTTACAGGAGCATATCTGCCAGAATGCTTTAAAAACCAAGCGACAGGCTTAGAACTTGATTATGTTGATGTGGGTAAATATGTAGCCACTACCACGGACGGTACAAAGCTTGAATCAAAAGCTAACGCATATCCTTTAATAAATAAAAATATAGTACAGTTCAGGGATATGGCAAAAGCTAATAATATTGGCGCGATAAAAGGTTATCAGATAATGGACATCCATGTTATGGATTTATTGCAGACATTGTTTTTGATAGAGTTTGCAACGATAAACAGCCAGAGTATAGTTGCGGGATATACAAATGGCCAATATACGGATACGCACCTGATAACAGTAGCTACTACAAACACGAACACAGCCATAGTGGCAAATGCAACAGCCGCGTTATATGCAGTAGGACAAGTAATATCAGTTGGCTCAACGCAAGGCGGAAATCAGAGATTTTACGGACGAACAATAACGGCAATAGGAGCAAACGATTCAGGCGGCGCAGGAAATGCCGTAATAACTTTTGATGGTGTGGTGGCAAGTTTATCCGTAAATGACAGACTGTATAATACGGGCATGAAAACAGGGTTTAGTTCTGCCATAACCACAAGCGTTGGCAGCCCTACATCAAACTCAGATGGTAAAAAATCATTCGTTTATCATGGCATAGAATCGCTATACGGTGATGTTTGGCAGTTTGTAGATGGTCTTAATATTAACGAGAAGCAAGCGTGGGTTTGCAAAAATGCAGATAACTACGCAAGTAATGTGTTCGCGGCACCTTACGAGCAGTTAGGATATGTCAACGGAAATACTGATGGATATACAACGGCAATGGGTTATGATGCAAATTTACCGTTTTGTGAACTACCAGTGGCAGTCGGCGGCGCATCAACAACTTATTACTCGGATTATTATTATCAGACCACCGGTCAGAAGGTGGCCCGTGTTGGCGGCAGCTGGAGCGGTGGCGGTGCGGACGGTTTGTTCTTCTGGTCTCTGTACTACTCGTCCTCCTTTGCCGGCGTCGACCTCTCCTCCCGCCTTCTTAGAAAAGCCCTATAATAACTTAATTGCCTCGTATATTCTTAAAGTTGCTTTTATGGAATAAGAACTCGCTCAATAAACGAGTGTTTAAATCATAAGCCACATTGTAAAAAAGAGTATATCGCTACAAATTCGACAGTAGAACAAGTGTTGAATTATTCGCATACAAGAAACATAGCTGAATACTACGAAAAATTTATAAAATAGAGGTGGTTAGTAACCATGCCAAAAGAAATAAGATATGCAACAATACCTGAAACATTTGACGAAACAAAGCACTATATTGAGCAGTTGCCAGCAGTAGATATGGGCGAATATATGTGGGTGGATGTAGTAGTTAAGGATTTAGATTTAACGGACGCACCTGTTGAACCACACGCACCAATAGAAAATGAGCCTTATATGCCAAAGCCTACTACGGAGGAAGTGCTGAATGAAGTCATCGCAGTGCTTATAGACAAGGGGGTGCTGTACTAATGGGACACGATAAATTAGATAAGTATCTTAAAGACAAAGGTTTAAAAATCAAAGAAAAAATTAAGCCCACAAAAGCATTTAAGGATTTAAAAGTAGATGAAAAGTGGACTTTAGTCGAACAGATGCTGAGGGATTTAAAGTATATCGATTAATCGCCATAGATTAATATTGCGAGCAATATGTAAATGTCTCTATTTGAAACAAAATGAATAAATATAAATAATTAAAGGAGGTGGCCTGAAAAATGACACTTGCCGATTTAGATATAAAAATCCTTCAATTAATAAATCAGTATAGCATTAATGGCAGCATAACCCCTCTCTCAGATGGAACAGTAGAAGATTATACGCTGAGGACCAGAAACCTTATAGATGATTGCCAGAAGGAAATAGCCGGGATATATCCGGTAGTAAAAACCGCTGAATATTCTCAGGTAGCAGCTAACACAGGCGAAAGTTTTGTTTCTTATGCCTTGCCTGAGGATTGCGACAAGGTTCTGAGCATGGAGGTACTTAACTTCCTGGACTTCAAACCTGCTCAGTACAAAGTATATGATGGCTTTTTCTATGTGAGCCCTTATCTTAATGGAACCTTGATATTGACCTATACTAAGAAATTAGTTGAAATCAATTCAAGTACTCTATCAACTGCAACGCTGGAAATAGACACAGCATACCAGCCGCTTGTAGCTTATTATGTGGCAGGCCATGTTTACCTAGAAGATAATGCAACAATAGGCACTATGCTTATGAACGAATATGAGCAAAAACTCTCTAGGTCAAAGCCAAAGCCTATAGTTCAGCAAAGTACCGTAATTAATTCATGGGGATGGTGATAGCTTGTGTTTAATGTACCAGCTCCAAAGGCAAACCCGGATATAAGACTAGGGGCAGATGGAAAGTACGCCATCGATGGAGGTATCAATCTATGGAGACAGGAGACTGCTCTCCCTATGAGCCAAGCGGCCAACATCCTGAATCTTAATGCAGACGATAGAGGCACATTGCTAAAAAGGAAAGGTCAGGCCTACCTAGATACAACACTAGGTAGCGGAGGATGCAACGCTGTAGTGTTCAATAACAAAATCATAAAAAAGTGGTCCACATTCCTATACAAGGAAAACCTAGATGGTAGCAGCCCGGTCCAGATATATAGTGGACTAGCCAGCGGCCCAGCCTTTATGTTTCCTTTTCAGGGCCTATTGTATATATTCGATGGAACTAATTACATTCAATGGGATGGTTCAACAGCAGCAGTAGTAGTGCCTTATATTCCTATAGTAAGTCAGGGAAGAAAACCGGATGGCACAACATCAACGCTTTATGAACCGCTGAATCTATTGACAGGAAGTTTCACAGATATGTTCAGCCCTAATGATGGAACAACTTTAAACTTTGTTCTCAGCTTTACAAATCTTGATGCAGCAGCGGTTACAGCTATAGTCAATGGTGTGGCCAAGGCCGAGACAACAGACTTCACAGTAAACAGGACAACAGGAGTATTAACATGGAACTCAGGAAAAGCCCCGGCAATAGGAACGAATACTGTTAAAATAACTGCAGCCAAAACAAATGCCTCAGACCAATTACAGATTAAGAATTGTACTTATGCCGCAGAATTTGACAGCAGGCTTTTCATAACAGGAAATCCTAACTTCCCAAACAAGCTATGGAAAACAGGATTGACTTCTAATCAGGCCGGAATACAGGCTAATTATTTTCCAGCAAGCGGATATAGCTCGTTCGATTCAGTAGGTTCAGTAGATACAAAGGTTACTGCATTTATAAAGAAGTTTGAAAAATTTATCTACTTCAAGGAAAAATCCACGCACTTGACTTATGCTCAGACTGAATCAGATGGTTCAGATGGTTTTCCTATCACTAGCCTTAACGCTAACATAGGATGCGATATGCCGGGAAGTGTCCAGCTAATTGACAATATGCCTATATTCTTCAATTCAATTAACGGAGGATATGCGATACTATCCACAACAGTTTTAGGCGAAAACATAGTGAAGAACTTCTCACATTGCATTAACGGAACAATCACAAGACCGGGCCTTCTCCAAGAAAGTTTGTCAGACCTACAAGGGTGTGCCTCATTCAATGATGGCAAGAAGTATTATCTATGTATGCCGACAAGTGGCAAGGTGTATGTATGGGATTATAGCATGGGCTATACTGTAAATAATCCAGAATCCTTCCATTGGTTCATATACGATAATATCCACGCAAGAAACTTCTTCATGGTTGGAAATGTTCTCTATTATTCATCCAGCGTTACAGGAGCTATAGTCAAATTCATAGATGCTCAGAATGATTTTGGTAATCCTATAAGCGGAGTATGGAAATCAAAACTTATGGATTTTGGTTTACCGGAATACTATAAAAACATAACCGATTTATGGCTAACAACCAGAGCAAACTCAGGGAGCGTTATCACTATAAATCATTATGATGATAACGATACAATAATAAATAGCACAATAATTCCTAGCAGCTTAACAAAATCCTTTGATTGGGATAGTTGGGATTGGGATAATTTTACATGGGATTATCAAAGGTTCGCTCCTACGCTTAGATTCAAGCCGGGTATTAAGAACATAAGATATTACCAGATAGAAATAACAAATAACGAATACAATGTAGATTTATCCATAGTTAGCTTAGTGCTTAAATGGGTTCCTACAAGAAAGGTAAGGTGATAAAATGAGTTTTGTATGGTCTCCTACGGATGGATTAAACAATATTTCTCAGTTTCCAAGAACAGATGCAGGTATTAGAGCCCACTTGCAGGCTTTACTTCAGCAAATACCGGATTATTACGATGCTCTAGTGAATCCATTGACCGCATTTATGAACGCAGAGGTGGGTAAAATAGAGTTCTTCCCCGGCACAGTAGCTCCTTCTGGATATTTAGTGGCTCAGGGGCAACTAGTGTCCAGAACAACTTATGCAGCATTATGGGCCTACGCAAACGCCAGCGGTAATATCGTAACGGATGCAACATGGTTAGCTACAGGCCACGATGGACAATTTAGTTCTGGTGATTTATCAACAACATTCAGGCTCCCGGACCTAAGAGGAAACTTCGTAAGAGCATTCGATAATGCTAGGGGCGTGGATTCAGGCAGGACCATAGGAACAAATCAGGTAGATGGGTTTGGAGCTCACTCGCATAATGTCTATGGACTTCCAGAGGCAAACACAGCCAGCGGTTCAACTTCATACCACATCATGCAGAGGTATAGAGATGGATGGAATGGATTGACAAGAGGTGGAGCATGGGATGGGGCAGCCGGAGAACAGACAGGCCTTATGAACTCAGGTATTTCAGAGACAAGACCAAAGAATATAGCGTTACTTGCTTGTATAAAATGCTAGGAGGTGAATAGATGAGCATATATGATGAACAGATAGCAGCAGAAAACAGCAGTTATGATAATATAGTAAATAACCTTAACAAATCAGTAGATATTACCAAACAGCAATACGGTAATTCTCAGGCAGACTTGACTAATAAATACAATAATTTATACACCGGGCTAGACCAAGATACAACAAAAGCTCAAGATACAGCATATACAGGCGACAATACAGTAGATACAACTGTAAATGAAAATCTGAATAGAGTTAATAACATAATGGCCAGAAATGGATGGTTAGGTGGTGGAGAGAACCTGCAGGCTCAACTCAATTCCAATAGTGATAGGATGAACGGTAGAGGTAGAGTTGGTGGAGAACTAAGCGGAACGCTACAGACCATCCTTAACAACAGGAATACATACAAGGCCAATCAGACTTCTGAGGCCAACAAAATAAACACAGACCAGCAGAACGCTCTCAATACACTTAACGGACAATTAAGCTCAGCATTGGCCGACAAGTTATCGAGAATAAATTCCATTAAGGCAGCAGCACAACAGGCAGCAGCAGCGGCAGCTCAGGCGGCAGCATCAAGAGCGGCAGCATCCGCAAAATCAGCCAAAGCATCCGCAGATAAAGCTCCCACAAGTGCTCAACTATACAATGCCGGACTTGAAAGTTTGGCCGGAGCTATGGATTCAGGAGAAGGATATTTGTTCCTGAGAGACCAGAAGGGCAACCTCATAAACGATATGGGGCAAGTAAACTACAATAAACTGGTAAAATATTATCAGGACAATGCTTCAAACGGAGATTATGGAGCCTACACTACATCCGCTACGCTTGATAAATATAGCAGCAGTATTTTAGCTCATAACCAAGCGAACAAAGGAACTTATGTAGCAACGCCAGCAGTAAAGCCTACAACATTTACAAATACACCATTATTGGGTTCATTCTTTAAATAGGAGGGAATAAATGGCTATAGATAAAAGCAAATATTCATGGGCTAATTGGGGAACATTAAGTAGCAAACCTAAATCAGGGGCAAGCTCAGCCCCTCTCACAACAAAGACCTATAAGAGTACATCGTGGGCTCAATGGAAACCTACAAAATCAAAGGGTGCTGCAATTCCTATACCAAGCGAAAAGGCACCATCGAGCATAACTTCATTACCACAACCGCTCCCTAAGATATTGCCTACACAGCAATCAAACTTAATCATAAGCAAATTGAATAGTGCTGATAAGATAGCTAAATACAAAGCCGCAAATCCTGCGGCTACTTCCCTTCCCAAGCTACCTACAGCTAAGATACCTGCAGCTAAATTGACACTCAATAGTGATAAGGCCCCTAGCTTGCCAAAACTTTCAAGTCTTAAAGTTCAGGCCCCGGCAACAAAGATGGAGCTCAACAACTCGGACCAGTATAAAGCGGTAAGCAATGAAATTGAAGGGCTCAACAATGCCATTATAAATAATCCAATAAGGAAAGCCCTTGCTGATACAGCGGTTAATAAATTCATAATGAGGACCGCTCAGGAAGTAGACACCAACCTGAATAGAGCTGCAGGCGTTGACGATGCAGAGAATGAAACTAGCAAGCCGGATTTAGGGCCTATAGCTAATACTCTTGCAAACTTAATAGGATTCGGAATGACCATGAAAGGCAATTTTGCAGGAGTTACCGGACCTGTAAACAATATCGAAACCTCCCTTGCACCAGTAGGAAGAACAGCCGGAGCCGGAGCAGCTAAGTTATTAAGCAAATTTGAACCTGCTTTACCAGCCGCCAATACACTAGGAGCAAAAGCAGCGGTTACCGCATCGAAAGTCGCAAATTATGTTGTTCCAACCGTAGCTAAAGAAGCGGCAGAAGGAGCTCTATTCGGAGCATCCCTAGGAGTAGGAGCCAAGGATGGTATAGTCAAGGAAACACTTAACGGAGCAGCTATGAACGCTGGATTCGGTCTAGGTTTAAAAGGCCTAGGAAGTGTAGCCAAAGGAATAACCCATTACATAAAGGGAGCAGATGGACTTGAAGTTCCTGTAACAGTAGTTAAAGATGATGGACACCATATTACATTTGTTGACCAGCAAGGCAACCACAGTCAGGTTCAAAAGTCAGTATTCGACAGAGTAGCAAAACCTGTATCGGTCCATGAAGGTATGAATACTCTAAATAGCAGAGTGGGAGATATGCCTCAGTATCAGGGAACTTTCAAGAAGGAAACAGCACCATCAGAAGTTCCTGCAGCCGGACCTGTAAAACCAGTAGAGAATGTTGACTACACTAAAATGACAGATGAAGAATTGAGCAGCAATATGGATAGCGTAGGCAAAGAAATAGATGCTAACATTAACGATAAGAGCCCGGAAGTACAGACTAAGGTAATGGCACTAGCCGAACATTATGACAACATGGCAAGGGAACAGGAAAATAGAGGTACTGCTAAAACTTCACCAGAGGGCTCAGGAGCCCCGGAAGTAGTTAAAGAGGAAAGTACACCACCTGCAACAGAAACTCTTGCTACGGAGCAGCCAGCAAGGGAGAATCCGGCCTCGGCTCCAACAACCAGAAAAGACTTGCAGAAACACCTTGAATACCCGGACACCCACGAACACAATGTCAATGATGATGCAATGTTTGTGGACCACCTCGACAGACCTAATTCAGGTAAAATTACAAAGGTAAATGCTGATGGTTCAATGGAGATTGAAACCCTAGAAGGAGATACATACAAGGTAAAGAAGGTAGGTAATACTCTTGAAAGCTATACTGAGGGAACACCTAAAGACCAGATTAAAATTGAGGACAGACAGGATGCAGATAAAGCTGATTTAAAACTCAAAAAGGTTAAACCATATCAGGAATTGCACCCTGAATTGAAAAGTTATATCCAGCATGAGGCAGCAGTATTACAGGCCGAATTGAAGGAAACCACAAGGGGAGAGCATTTTGTAGGTAAACTAGGACATGGAGAACTCAAAACTACAGGCCTCAAAAGAGTAACCAGCAGCTCTATAGCTAGACTCAGGGATGAATACGATATTAAATACCGAGACATTGAGATAGCCCTGAAAAATATAATAGAGGACCATGATTCAGAGAATACTCTTGTTGCCAAAAGGATAGAGGCTCTTATAGATGAGAGACTTAAAGGCGGCTATTCTGATATGTCCGGCCAGTATGAAACCCCTCCGAACAAAGAATATATCAAATTAATGGAACAGATAGATGCAGCAAAACCTGCAGAGACACCTGCGGTTAAGACTACCCCGGCTAAAGTTAAAACAAAAAAGGATGTAATTGCCGAAGGAGCAAAGGGGAAAGCTACAAAAACCAATCCTGCAAAATACCGCTACTACCTTGCAGAGAGACCGCCTTCACTAGGTACACATCCTAAAGGAACCGTTGATATGAAAGGTTTTGACAACAAAACTGATGTTCCAGAGATAGGCGGCAAAGCGTGGG